GAAATACTTCCCGATCGGTAACTTTTTCTTATTTTTGCTAACTTTTTATTAAATTATTCCCGATCGGTAAACTTTTTATATCTCGCAACTTCCTGCGGTACAGGCTAACTGTTGCGCGCCTTCGACGTTGTCTGTGACTTCTTTGAACTCGTTCCAGTTAATCGTTGGGACTTTGGCTTTGAGCTCGTTGTACTCTTCTTCGGTGCACTCTTCGTACGGGGCTTGGCGGTAGGTGCCGCCGTCGTACGGGAGATACGAGACCCCTGAGATTTCGCTAAAGTTTTCCCAGGTCCACGCGCCGACTGTTGGCCAGTCTTTTTCTTCGACGGAGATCGTGACGCTAGGTTTATGCTCACACCAGTGTCGTTGATATGTAAGCCAGAGGGAGAGATGATCCATTGGGGTAACGTCGGATCTTGTGATTCCTGCTGGGGCTTTAATCGGAAAACTGAACACAGTTGTCTGAGTAGGTTTGTAAACATCGTCTTCACTCGGCACTCCTTGGTTAATTAAGAATTGTGTAAGAGGGTCTTTTTTATCTCCTCTAACTCGGCGGATATAGAACGCACTATGTCTTGGGTGTATTCCAGATGCGCTATCAACAAGTTGGCTGACGGTTCCGGATGGTTTAACGCAAGTGATCGCAGCACTCTTAGGTATTCCGAGCAAAGTTGCGTATTCCTCATTGGCTCTTCGAGCTTCCTCTCGAAGTCGTGATAGTAACTCATTTAGTTTGTCTCCCTGTGTTGTTAGTAGAGGGTTGTCGTAAATGCCTGTAAGCGACACTCCCAACAATCTCTCTTCCTCGGTGTTGCGCTGCCACACTTTGCGCAGATACGGAAACTTTGTAAAAGTGGCCTGGATTGTGCCAAGAATCGAAGCGATTCGTACTTTTCTAAGAAGCGTTTCTTCAGTGTCATCATATCTTACCACTGCCTCCGTAAGGTTACAAAATTGGTAGGGCCGAAGAATAATTTCTGAGCAGGGGTTAGTTCCGAACTCAAAGTTAGGATCACGGTGTCCATACTTAGCAACGGTATTTTTGGCAGCTTCACGGTTAAATATGCCACGCTCTCCGCTGTGTGAATTGTATAGAGATAGCCACTCCTCCATAAACTTTCCAACGGTAGGAGTCTCACAATACACCGCGCTATTATTGGCGAGCGCACGGTGAGGTGCAGTCTCCCACCAGGGTCCAGCTTTAGCATGACGGATCCTTTCATCGTCAAGGTCAGACAACGAGATCATTGCTGAGCGACGCACGCCACCCACGACAACTACCTCACCAATTTTACACATCAGGTCGTGGCACTCTAATGAGTTCAAACGACGTCCGGCTGCGTGTTTAAATGTAGCTACAGTAAACTTAAACAGGTCGACTAATGGTTCCGGCCCTGAAGCTCTTCCGCCAAATGTTTTGAGTCTTGCTCCGGCAGGTCGGATGGAAGAGACGTCCCACTTAGGGACCTCGCCTGCGTAGAGATTTGCAATAAGCAGGCGGAGTGATTTTGCCCATCCTTCTTTGGAGTCGTGGACGACGATGGTGTGTTCAGACTCGAAAAGTTTCTCAGGCACTTCTGGCAGATTGGATATGTATTTAGACTCGACAGAGAAGCCGACTCCTGTTCCACATAACAATATAAACATCGCCTCATCGAACGATTTGGGGTCATCCACCGGGAGATACGAGCAATTATAGACACAGGTGTTATCACGATCGGCACTCTTTCCTGCCGTCATCATGGCGCGCATGGACGGCATCAAATCTAGGTTATGGATAGCATCAAAAATTTCATTTCGTAATTCTGTTTTATCTTGTATTGCTGGTGTTCTAGTAAAAATATAGTCTACGTAGCGATCTACTGTCTCGGCCCAGGTCTCTCGGCGTTGCTTGTCATCTTGAAAGCGGGCGTATCTACTGGCGGCAATGTATTCTTGGTACTGATCCATTTATTGTTCTCTATGTTATATGGGTTGATAAAAAAGGGAGGCCATAGTTTCTATGGACACTCCCTTGCACTACTAAACTACTTAAACTGCGAAGTCGGCTGCTGCTGTTGTACTGCCACCTAACTTCTCACCGTCCTCTAACTTCTGGACGTTGTTTAAGCCGCATGCAATGCCCTTAGAACCTTGTGCATTGTATGGGTAAAACGTGATTGATGCGCGACCATAACATCCACTATAAAACTCACTGCTATCAATGATCGGGTTAAGATCTTGATCTACGACGCCTGGCTTTTGTGCCGAGTTTGCGTTGATGAAGTAGCTGTTTGCGTACGCTGGGTCGTCCTTCTCTGCATCGCCATCACGCAGGCCGCCCTTTAAGTTCTTAGGTACGGCGCCGCCGAAGTATGCAGACGCCGCGGCCTTGGTCTCTTCAAATGCTTTTGTGAGGCGTGCAATGGTGTCTTTGTCAGACTTGGGGATGATGATTGATACAGAGTACTTTGGTGTACCACCCTCGATTGAGGAGGCGGGTTGAAATACGTGCGCGTACGAGAAACGCACTTTACCAGTTACAACTTTTACTTTAGTAGTGGCTTGAGCCATTTTGATTCCTTTATACCTGTAGAACTGGACTTCAATAGGGGCCAGTTCGTCTACCCTTTACTACATATACTAATGCAAAATTATTCACTTATATTTTTCACAATATGATAATCCCAATATTCTAGACGTCTTCTGTAATAATCTGCAAGTGTTTGCTCTTGGGTATCTTGAATCTTTGATAGTTCTTCTTGTGATAACTTCTTTTCATGCGTCATAGAATATTCCATGTTTCTCCATCGCTTTCTTCATTGCCATCGCTTGAATAAAATCAGATAAGTATTCTGGTTCATGTAATATCTCAGGGTCTTGTGCTATTACCTCAAATATATTGCCAATTGAGTTGCGAAGTATATTAACTTCGTGGCGAAGACCACGCCCGGGTAATCCGTCAAAATCTTTTATAAACTTGTCAATCATTAGGTCCGGAATATTAAACTCCGCACCGTAAAATTTTTCTTTCATGTTATTTTGCGACGAGTACGAGCCCTACGTTGCCAACCGCGTAACCTATAAACATGATACCCGTACCAATGCCGCCTTTCATAAATTGATCAATTGCCACGATAAAATACACGCAGCCCATCGCCGCTAACAGCCAGGTACTCATTTAAAGTCCTCAATTGCAGTCTCTTGGACGCGGACCAGTTTGGGTGAACCCTCTGGTCGTTGTACTAGCTCACCTAGCCACGCCACAACCTGGCCCTTTGGTCTTAGCTTTTCTAGTGTCGCGATTGACTTTAGCTTTGGTGATTCCCAGAGCTGTTCTTCTGGCACACCTTTATCTTTTAATACCTCAACAGCTAGTAGCTGGTCCGTGATCTTGCGGTGCGTTACCGTGGTCGATAACTTAAAGCCAGTCGGTAGCTTGTTCTCACTAACTGCTTTCTCAAGCGCGTACTCTTCAACGTCCGCTACCCAGGTCCGTAGGTCCTGTGCCTTGGCTAGCACGTTGGCTAGTTCTTCTTCGTCTAAAAGGGGCGGCGCTCTAAACTCTTGCTTAGCGAGCTCCGTATTGAAGTCAGAACGCGCTCTGCATTGCGCTTTCGCGCGACAGAACTGACAATGATCGCCGGGGATAAACTCACCGGATCCGCTCCATGCTTTTTTTGCTTTAGGTTTAACAAAGTAGCTGGCCCAGTCTATGAGTTTATTAACGGTGGTGCCGTCAGTACTGATACTGTCCAGGCGAGGCTGGTGGATCGTGTAGGATACTTCTTTGATGTCCGGATACTCTTCTTTAAACTTGGAATAAGCACCCAGCGCATATAATCGTAGCTGGGTGTTGTCGATCGCGGAGACAGACACACCCTTTCCAAACTTGAGGTCGATGACACGAATGGCGTGCTTAGAAAGTATAACCACGTCGGCCGTACCAAATCCGTCAGGCACCCAGTCAGAGAAGTCCACGCGTTGCTCAAATAACGGGGTGTCACCATCACCGATCTGAGAGCGTACATATAGAACGTAATTATCGACGTTAGCCTCGAAATCGTCGTTGTAGTAGGGTGTGTTTTTAATTGTGTCATATTCTGTCTCGTATTCCTCGGTTCCAATTTGTCCAAAATGCTGGCGAAGTTTTATCTCAGCCAGTGAGTGGGCGGTAGTGCCCTCTTGGCTAAAATCAAATGCGTCTGAATTTTTCTTTGGTTCGGGGAGTGTTGCCTCTAGTCTGGCGCTTGGCGTACATGTTAGCCATCGCTTAGATCCGGAGGCGCTTAATAGCGCGTGTGCGGTCATCTTATTCTTTCAATTCTGTTTAGGTATATATACTAATGCAAAAATAAAGGCCCCGTAGGGCCTTTTTTGGTCAAAACTGAATATTTATTTTTCTTAGGACTTTAGGGCGGAAATCAAATCGGCTATCTCTTTTTGGAAGTCCACCTTAACTTCTGCCTTGAGGTCTATCTTCGTATCTCGCGTCTCTCGGTAGTCTTGCTGGAACTGGCCACGTAGCGCAATCTCGGCCAGTCGACTGTTGTATCCCTTGTTGTCGACGTTTGCCAGTAGCTCACGCTCCCAGTACGCCTGTGCGTGGACCAGGGAAAGGTCCAGGGCCTCGGCAAAATCCGGGTGCTTCTTTTTCCAGGTCTCTGCGGTGCCTTTTGATATGCTCAGGTCGGACCATATCATTTTTTGGGACGCGCCCAGCTTACCCAGCTCGATCATGCGATCACACATGGCCGGGTCGTACTTAGACGGGTTTGTTTTCTTTACTGTCATTATTTTGGTTTTTTAGCGGTCTTTGCAGACTGAATAAATGCGTCCTTGGTTGGAGCACCCTCAGCGCCCGGCTTGCGCATCTTTTCGCCAGATCCCTGCTTGATACGTTCACGTTTTTTTTGAATGTTGGCGTAGAGGCCAGGTTTAGTTGCCATATAATAGTCCATAAGTTATGCACCAAAGCTCTAAACCTAACCGGTAGGTTAAGTATAGAGCGATGGACGCGATGATTAATTGGTGGAGTAGCACGGTACTGCCCCGTGGTCCGCTGGGTTGCATATTAGCCTTGGCCCTTCGTCGAAACTATACCTACCCCATTGTAAAAAAGTCGCGACTTTTTTGTAAACTGGTTCAAAAAAGTCGCAACCGATACTAAAATACTGCCGTGATACGATTAAAGCGCTTAACGCCGTCAACCAATTGTGCCTCGATCGTGGTGCTGATGAACTTGTTCATCTCGATTGCGTTGTCAATGATCTCGTGCATGTTGGGGAACTGTGGGGCCTTCTCGAGTAGTTTCTTACCTGTCTCGTCTGCTATTTCCCAGGCCTTTAGCTGAGCGTTATACTGCTCGGTTAAGAACTCCTTGGAGGTCTTGAGTAAGTCATAGCGTAGTTCAAATGGGTTCATGTAATTCTCCTGTGTGTAAATGTATGTAAAGTAGGACTTTCATGTATCTCCCGATAGATTACTTGTCCTATATCTACTAATGCAAAGTCTACTTCTTTTCCGCCCCATCTGGGTTAATTAATAGTCTGTCGCGCTCTGCAGCGCGAGCTTTGGCTTCTTTAATTGACTGGTTAATAACTAGGCGGGTCACTGCCCCGGCCATTTCTTGAATCTTTTTTTCCCTAGCCTCCTCTTTGTCTGCCAGTGCCTTATCGACATCGTTACGGATACCGGCCCGGTTTAACAAATCTTTAAGATTCATTTTTCTGCGCCTTCTCAACGGCCTCTAGGCTATCCTTTGCCTGCTTAACTTGTGGGGCCGCCTGTTTTTGTATTGCGTTAATAAAACCCGCAACATGAACAAATGGTGACTGCCCCAACACATTTAACAACGCGTTAATTTCTTTTACAGAAAACTCCAACGTCACGTTAAAGTCATTTAATAATTCCTCGCTCATTTTTTGCCTTTCTTTATTTTAAGTTCTACGTCTACATCTGGTTTATATTTAGCTAACGGCGCAAAGTGTTGTTTGTGTACCATCTGCTCAAAGCCATCATATAGTCGCTGGTTTTGAAGTTTTGATGCGTATTTTATCCCGCTGATGTAGTTGTACACGTCGTCCTCGGACATGTGCTCGGCCTTGTCTAAGTACTGCCGTAAGAACTCGTCAAGGTAATCCTCTACCTGTGCGCATTTCATAATGTCTTGCTCCAGGTCAAACCGATCATACTCGCTCCATAGGTTCATTTCTTTTTCTTCCGTTTCTTTTTGTTAAAGTCAAATACATACCACTCGCCGACGGCGTCAATGTTTTCTAATACGCGTTTGAAATATTCTAGATCTTCTTTTTCAAAGTCTTTTAGTTTCTTCTTAGACTTTAAAACTTTTATGTCGTCAGTTAGCGAGTGATACGTGTCTAGTAAGTGTGCCTCCATAATTGCGTCGGCGGTCTCCCAGTCTACCGTTATAGTTAACCCTTGAATCATAATAGGTACCCCACGATTGTTAATAGCACGCCAACTGCGATAATGCAGTTAATAACCAATCGCTTCCAAAGCGCACAGTCTGGCTTAAAATTATCCGTCACGCTATAGGCAAGTATGCCTGTTATTAATAGTGTTACTCCAATACCCGTCATCATGTTATTCTCCGTTCAATTTCTCTATCAAGATACCACCTCGCCTTACGTAAATCTTCGATTGCGTCATTCTTAAGGTCGGCGCGCCAAATGTATTTAACTGCGTTGCCAAGGCAAAAGCCCATATGCTCGGTGATCTGTATGCACTCGACACCGCTGGGGTGATCTGTGTAGTGTTTAGGCTTGTTCACTGCGTCGTGCATTTCTCATCTCCCGTATCTGTGTCTGCATTGTAGTTACCTCTTCCATTGTCTCGCACCGCCAGACACCCATCAAATTATCAAATCGGTTGTGGTTTATGTTAATGTCTTCTACGCCCATCAGGGTCTCCATTACGTACTTGTCTTTGTATAAATACTCTACAATAAAGTGACTCATAGCTTTAGCTCCTTTCTGATTAACTCAACGCCTTTGGCAAAATGATAACGCCAATACTTTTCTGTTACGCACACGTCTGTATATGTCAACCCATCCAAAAACGAGTCCATAATAAACTTCTGCTTGGGTGGTAACTTCTCTTCAATTAATCTACGCACGTCAGTAATATCCTCCGGGTCCCAGGGTAGCCAACCTTCTATGATGCTAGACGACACACCCTCTGCCTCGTCCTGCTCAATAGGGTCTGGGTCCTCATCGCTAAGTCGCGGGGCCGTTGCGCTGACTTTGTATATTGTTATCTGCTTCATACTTGGGTATCAAAAATTGCTGCTGCGTAAATGTTTCCCATGCCGGCCGCTTGACTCAAAATCTTAGGCTTGCGTTTTATTGTTATGGGTTCAGATAAAAATACTGTGTCATTCTCGGTCCTGTTTGGTATAGCTGGCACTATACCAGACTTTAGACTATCTAACAACAGGCAGGTCTCTAATAAACCCGAGGCGCCCATTGTGTGCCCTATGATTTGCTTGAATGACGTCGCAACAAACGGCGTATGAAACAGCGCCTGTAAAGCCGCCTTCTCAGACACGTTATTTGACTTAGTCCCTGTACCATGCGTTTTAACAATGTTAATCTCCCCTGGGCTTGTGTTACTGTTTCTGAATGCTATTGCCGAGGCCCTGACAAATCCTTCGCCGTCATCTCGCTGGCCAATTGCGTTGGTACTTCTCTCGCTTGCAACACCCGCGCCCAACAATCTGGCCTGTGCGTTTTGCGCCACGCGCTCTGACTCAAACACAGCAAAAACGGCGCCCTGACCAATGTAAAACCCGCCGTTATGTTTATCAAATGCTGATGGTTTGATGCCCTGTTCTTCTTTGTCGGCAGTCAAGCACGCGCCCGACTCACCAAAGAAATGCAATACCTTGTCGTTGATGGTGTCTTCTACACCTAGCACGCACACTCTATCAAACCCTTGGTATGTCATTAGCTGGAACACGTCAGACATAGCTTTTAGGCTAGACGCGCAGGCGCTGGCATCGGTTGTAATTAAATCATCTGCCCCACACATCTGCCCAATACGTCCGGCGTATACCTGTGTCAATGTGAGTGGTAGCAGTTTGTAGTCATACGTTAGCCGGCTTTTTTTAATTGCGTACGGGTTGATGCCAGCAAGGTGCGCATTTCCGGAGGCAAAAATAAACGCAGTCTTGCCGGCTCTATCGCGGAGGGATTTTAGTAATTGCGCATCTAAAACTTTCTCAGCTAGTTTGTGTGGCACGTAGATCAATCCCGTGTCTTTCTTTGCAAACAGCTCAGGAAACCAATAGGCCCGTTGTGGGTACACCATCTCATCAAAGAGGTCAACGTGCGTCGCGTGCGCTGTGCGGTAGTCTGTTAAATAAATGCTCATTGAATACTTTCTAAGGCTTCTTTTACACTGGCAGGCTCTTTGGTTTTATTGTCTTGCATGTACTTAACAAAATCACGTACGGTGCTCTCCGGTGTCATCTTCATCTCTTTAATTACCTCCTCAGACACACCGTACACGTCGGATAGATATACGCCAACCATCAAAAAATCAAGGCTATCTAGTCCGGTATCTTTTATTAACACATCCAGACTGTCTAGTTTTAGATCGTCAGCACTCACTGGCCTGGCCAGTTTGACAATCCCGTTCATTAGCTCTATAAGTTCTAAGTCTGTCATTTTTTCTCCTTATATTATACTAATGCAAATTTTAGGGCGTTTAGCAGGGCGTCCTGCAAATTTATTTTTCCGTCCAATACCTTGACCACTTGTTCGTCGATGCTGCCGGCTATGGTTAGATGATGAATAATAACCGGTTTTTCTTGGCCTTGGCGGTAGATCCTAGCATTTGCTTGGATGTAATTCTCACTGCTCCACGGTAGGTCATACCACACGGTCTGCGCTGTCTCCCCTACGTTGCACTGTAAGTTCAAACCAATCCCACCGGACTGCGGGTGTGCTAATAGCATGCGGATCTTACCGTCGCGCCATGTTTGGATGTTGCTATCGTCTAGCACTACAGCGTGGGGGAACTGATCCTTGATCCGTTGCAGTGAGTGCTTAAAATGGTAAAACACCAGCGTGGGTGCCGAGGATTCCTCCATAATCGACTCAAGGTACTCCAGCTTGGCTCGGTGGACTTCCTGCCACGAGCCGTCCTCTGCGTAAACTGCGCCGGATGTAAACTGTAATAGTTTACCGGCCAGTGCTGCGGCCGTTGGCGCGGTGATTGTCTCCGTCCCAATATTGGCCACCATGTCCTTCTTAAGCGTATCGTATTGTTTACGCTCTGCCGTGGTTATGTCTATTTTGTGGTACAGCTCAGTTAGTTTTGGCAGAGTCAAATAGTCTTCGGCCTTTAGGCTAAAGCAGATATCCACGATCTTGTCTTGGATTACCTTGTCCATGCCTTTCTTTATCCTCCAGCTATATACCACACGTGTATGGCGGTTAAATTGGTCCGGCTCCATGTACTTATCCCTAAAGCGGGTCAAGGATGTCTCTAAACGGCTCCCTAAGTCCAATATACCCACCTGTGACCAGAGATCTCCGATGCCCTGAGGGGTAGGTGTACCTGTGAGGATTAAACGCCTCTGGAAGCCCTTTAAATGCTTTTTAAGTGCCTTAAATCGCTTGGTGCTGGGGTCCTTAAACCGGCTGGACTCGTCAATCACTAGGTTTTGGAATACTGCCTCGGGCTGTTCCAGTAGCCAAATCAAGTTCTCGAGATTGACTACGTACACGTTCGAAGAACTCGCGAGCGCTGTCAACCGTTGAGCCGGTGTCCCGAGGATCTTGGCTATCTTTAGGTGTTGCAGGTGTTTCCATTTCTTTGCCTCCGTGTCCCATACTGTCTCCGCTACCCTCTTTGGCGCTACGATAAGAGTTTTCCCCTTGAACTGCTCCGCGATAATCGTTAGCGTCGTCGCTGTCTTCCCCAAGCCCGGTGGTAAAAACAAACCCAAGTTGTCGATCGTCTTTGCTTGCTCGATTAGATTTTTTTGGTATTGATGCAAGCTGTTCCGGTTTAACATTTTTTTCTACATCCTTTTCTTTTTCGTATAACCAATCCGCGACTTTGTATAGTTCTTCGTAGTTTACATTATTTTTTATGGTGTTTGCTTTGTTGCTGATAATACAGACGTTGCCCTTTATGTACCCATACTCCGGCTTTATTTTATCTAGCGACGGGGAGTTTGCTGCCATGTTTTTGTGGCCCTCCCCTATCTTTCCCCACGATAGCTCCATATCAAATATGGGGCACCTATCTGTCTTGATTGACTTAAGGTACTCAATGTCAATATCAAACGGTAACTTATATAATCTGGCTCGTTGAAGTGCGTTGTTATACATTATCTCAATGTGTGCGTCTTCCTTAGTCCTGCTGTGATACAGGTTGGCATGCCAAAAATTTTGTCGCCATGTATAGCCGGAAAAAATTCTGCCGGTGGGATGGTGGAAATCTCCGTGTTTGTAGTCCGTTGGTTTAGGTGGTCGCTTCACGGATAAACTCCTCGATGTCTTCGTATGATCGTAGTATGTATACCGGAAAGCCGGCCTCGCCGAGCTGGTCAAACACTAATACCTGCCTAGGCGACAGGTGGCCGGTTCCCGTCTTTAGCTCCACCAATAGGACCCGATTGTTCAAAAACACTATTCGATCCGGCACTCCCGTCACTGTGGATATCCACTTGAACGTCAGGCCCTTGCTTTGTGCTACCTTTTTTACGAGATATTTTTCGATCTGCTTTTCTAGCATTGTTGTTTTTCTCCGCCATCGTTATCTTAAACAATTGTCGCACCAGTGACTCGCTAAGATAGGCGCGCGTCTCCCCCTTGATGCCATCATCCTCACCAATGTACTCGGCTAGGTGATCAATTGCGTGGCTTACCTCGTGCGCGATCGCGCCGATTACTTCGTCGATGCCGTCGGTAAGCGCCTCTAAGTTAAACACCAAGATAACCAATCCATCTTGGCCATCACCAATCAAGTGCGTCTCTGCGACGCCGATGTCTAATGCCTCGGCCTTCATGGTGACCTTGTGGTCTTTTAGTATCTGCTGGAATACACTGTTTGAAAAGCAAACCTTCATCACGTCAGGATAAAACCCAACGTCTAGTTTGTAGTAGTCATACTTTTTCATTAGTGCCTCGTCTTCTTTTGTTTGTGCTCTAACATATCAATGATCTCAGCCTGCTCTTCTTCGGGTAACTCCTCTACTGGTGTGGAGTAATCAACGATCTCGCCACTTTCTGCTAGTTCAAAAATACCAGCAACAAACGCGTCGAGTTCTTCCTGTGTCAGGTCTGAGTCTTCTGCGAGCTCATCAAACACACCCTCATCAAACACTACACTAAACGGCGGTTTTTTGTTAGTCATTTTGATTCCTCCAGTTTGATGGTGGTTGTTTTTATTTTATTAATAACGTTGTCTACAGTTTGTGCGACTCCTGTAAGCCCCATTGTTGCAACAAAAAAACCTAGAGCAAAACCTACAATAATATTAATCATGGTATCTCCTTAACGGTACCGTGGCACACACTGAATATCAACAATAACGTCTGACGTTTGTCCTGTAATTCTACGGCGCGCGGTTACTGGTGATGCTTTGAGGCCCGCGTCTTCACATAGACGAGTGGCATCAATAACCTGTAGCCTACTCATTTGTGTTACGTCGGGCTCGTACACAAACGAAATGGCCGGTATGTTAGCCACCGATGTGATCGGCACATTTTGTCCGTTGGTTGGAACTGCGAATACTTGTTTTTGTGGGGTTGAAGAACAGGCTGTTAGGCCTAATACGATGATCCCGCCTAATAATTTTTTCATGTTATTCTCTTATGTCAACGTAGTTTGCAAATTTAATATAAGCAAACACGGTGTTATTAAAATGCAAACCGGATTGGTTTGCGTCGGATATTAAATCGGCTAGGTCGTACTGCCTTAAATTCTTGGTGATAAACATACTCTCCTCGTATGTCTGCACTATGCCCTCTAGTCTGTTTATGTATGTAACCTTGGCAAATGACTGGACGGTGCCTGATTCAAAATGCCCACGCACTACCTTGATATGGTTTGAGTGGTTCCATGCCTGCACGTAGGCCCCAATACCTTTTAATCCTGTCCAACCACAATTCCCAACATACATAACGCCAGAGTTTGGTCGGTAGTCTGTTAACACCACGCGGCAACGACTCCCACTGGGGTTATCTATTTCCGAGGCCGATACGGATATACCATTACCAAGGGATACACTTGGGATTAATAATACTAATGCAAAAATCAACAACAATTTTTTATTAAACGCTAATTTCTTTTGCATTTTTCATTTTCTCCTGTGCGATGTGTTCTTTTAAAATCGCTATGACGCCGATCTCGATCAGCTTGCCCTTGGTGTAGTCGTCCATGTCTACCTCACAATTGGCCGAGCCGTCCTCGTTCTCGCTGAGTGTCTTGATGGTAAATCTAAAGTTTTCTTTTTTACGTTTCATTTTATTCCGTGCCTTTCTTCGATTGCTCTTGCAAAATTTTCTATACCAAACACAACTAATGCACTGCCATAGTTTTTTGCTTGTAAATGTGTATCAGCTAATTCGTTTATTTCTTGATCTGTAAGGGGTTTTGACTTGTAGACTCCGCAAAAAAATGGCCTTGGCTCCGTGACTACGGCGTTATTCATTCTATCTCCTCCCACCATTCACGTATATAAAAAGCATTCCCAAAGTCTTTAATCAACTTCTCGGGGTAGCCGTTTTTGATTAGCCATTGCGTGGTATTGTCAATGTCCTCCGGTATCTCTTTAGGAAACCCATACAGCCATCCCTTAGGCGGGTCAATCATTTTAACTTTCATTTTTTATCCCATGATATTCTTCAACTGTTCTAACAAAGTCACGCATGTTCCACATCTTGTTCGTTTTGTTTAGCGTGGTAATCATTTCTCTAATATGTTCATCGGTCATTGGTACTCGGTTTACTGCCTCTTCGTACTCCTTTACTGTGTGGTACATACTATCTCCTAAATCGTGTTTTGTTTTTTTTTTTAAAATTAAACTTCATAAAATCTTTTGTACATGTCGGGCCTATTTGTTTGAATCCACTCCCGTGGTTGTAAGTGATTCTTTTGGTTGTCCAGCCCAATTGTTTGACTGCCAACGTGGTGCACATACGCCCTTGATACAAAGTGCTCGTACCCATTAGCCACCATATCCGCGCATTGGATATCGTCCGAGTACCAATTGATGGGTGGGTAGTCTACCCACGCCTGCCGGCTAACGTACGCAAAGAGCGGTGATACCCTACTTGCTCTGTGGATTAGGTTTGGGTCTAAATTTTGCACGAGCTGCATTGGGTGGGTAAAATCACTGCGGGCCCCAAGCCAACCAACTTTATGCCCCTGACCATGCAAAAACCCTAGGTCCTCAGTCAACTTAGCGTACGTTGACGGCGTCAACACCACGTCGTCATTTACCACGATAATTTCATCGTGCAACTTAAATGCCTCCTTAACAATTGCATTGTATGACTCTCCAAATGTATTGCCGTCGTTTTGTGTATTTGAAGAACTCCGGTCTTTACAACGTTGCGGTGATCCACTGATAAACGTAACTACATCGTGGGGCACGTACGCCTCAATGCTTGCCAGTAAAACTGGCAGACACTGGGCGGTTTTTGTGGCGATTACGATGGCCTTCATTGTGGCTTGTGTGTCATCATAAACTCGGCGTACTGCCACGCCTGCTGAGACGCGGAGCTTGGTGCCTCCCCGCGCGCCACTAGGCCCATTAATGCGAGCCCTGCGTAAAACATCAACTCATCTTTGTTATCCATCAATATCCTTCCGTTTCAAATGTTTCAACTGATTTTAAGTACTCGCCGGCCGATGTGTTAAACCGTATGCCAAGGTAAATTGGCACGCGCTCACCATCTGCTCGGCTCTCGCCTGTCTCGATGCGTTTCTCTTGTGTCGCGGCCAAGAACCTGCGCTTGAACGACATCTCAGATCCGGGGGGTAGGCTACGTTTAACGGCCCACCTCTTCCAACATAAAAACACGTCGTCCTTCTTAACCTGTGACACTGGGTCAAACACGAACGTGTCCTCAACGAACGAGTTCAGTGGGTTACCCAACTGCTCCATCAACAGTAACAACTGCTTGCCGGATTGTGGTTGTACGAAGTGCCCGCCACGCGCCAGTCTGCGATCAAGTCCTGCCATTGCCCAGTTAAAGATACCGGCCAGCTCGGTTGATAGCTTGTTGAACAGGTCGGTGTCCTCCTTGTCATAGAATGACTTGTTCATCTTAAGCACCAACATACGTCCGGTAAGAGCGTTACTGTTCTCGGTTAATTGCAACGCCTCGTTTGAATATACGATGATGCGCGTCGGCAGATAGCCCGACCATGCGTCCTTATTTTTTCGATTAACGGTGACAGTATCACCACCCACAATACGCAACAACTGACTAACAACAGCGCTACGATTACGCTCAGGTGCACGAGCGTCAGTAAATGAGGCAAGGGGTTTTCCAAGCCATGGTTGTAAGCCAAATGTATCACAGAGCTCCTCCAATTGTGGTGCGACAGTGTTGTGTTGTCCAAATAGAGACACTAACACCTTGTTGATCGTGCCCTTACCGCTACGTCGCGGACCAATTATGTTAAAAAACTTCTGCTGTCTCGTGTCTCCCGACAGGATGTAGCCGAACATCTCCTGCAGTGCGTCAATCGACTCCTGATCATCGTCCCATATCGATTGTAAGAACGCGTCCCACTGCGGGCAGGTCGCGCTATGATCGTACTCGAATGGTAGTGAGTGCTGTGTAAAAAACCCAAGCGAGTGCGGCAGTAAAATCTTGTCCTCTAAATGGAACAAGCCATTCTTGACGCTGATCAACTTCGACGCGTCGGGCTTATTTGCCTGATACTCTTCAAACCAAATCGGTGGCTTGGTGTTTGCATGATTAGGTAGGTGCACAATCGACTTAATCGCATCCATAGAGGCCGAGACGCTCGCTGGTGACGGGTTAAACGGTACCAAGGCACCACCCTTGGCCGGTTTCTTACATTTATCAAGGAACGCGTAGAGCCTCGAGCGGATCGTTGCCTCCTCGATAATCTCGTAGTGCGTGCCCGCGTGTATAAAAAAGTCTTCCGCATAGTGCACTAGCCGGTAGCCTTCCTCCGCAGAGTAGAGCGCGTCGAGAAAGGTGCGTGCGTGATTCATAGCGCCCGAGTCGAGTATTATCTCGCCCCGAGCAAGCGAATCCGCCCTCTCTTTCTGATTAACCTTAAAGATAATACTTCGTAGAGTCGCGCCACCACTCTTGAACGTGCGCCACTTCGACTCACACCCGTTTGATGAGTACTTGCCTGACTGCGCACTCCAACGATCCCACAACTCGCAGGCCTCGACGTCCCCACCAAACTGGTGGAAGAGAGCGAACCCGACGCTTAGCCAGTCTGTGTACCCGCAGTCAGGGTCGAGCTTGGTTAGTAGCTCGGTCTCAACTCGGTGCAGGTCGTAGCCTTCGACTGGTGGCACGTAGTCCGCGAACGCGTCGCCTGTCACGTGCAGTGCGCGCTCAGGGATGAACGCCGACAGGTCCTGCGCCTCGGTTGGTATCCTACCCCCTAGGTAGTGCCCCGTGACTGTAAAGAACCTGCCCTGTGGGTAAATCTCTAACCCCTGTGAGTGGTCGACGTGGGCATGTGCTAGATCAGAGCGGGTGAATATCTTGATGCCAGTGCCGGACGGACTGACCTCGTGGTATCCAAGGAGCTCGTCAGAGATATGTTGCAGTGCATCATTTGTGAAACGCGCCGTGACGTGGTCAAAGCAGTCGTCTAAGTCCACGCCGATGAGGTTGTCTTCCGATGTGAAGACGAACCCGATACCTGCAAACTTCTCGGGGTCTTCCTCGTAGGCGTGCTGTGCGGACGGAAAGTCTGTCCACGTTGCGGGGTTGGTTGACGAGGCGGGTTGGCCACTGACCTGCGTCGGTAGCTTGGACCATCTCTTGTTGCCCTCGTCACCTACCTCGACAAGTCTCCACAACACCCACCTTGGGATGCGTTTAAGCTCCAAGGGGATCGTGGCGAACTGCACGGGTAAGCAAATTGGTTTATCTGTCATAGTTTCCTTTCTTCACACTTACTAATGCAAATTTTTAGGTGCTGATATTCCACGATGTGAAATGAAATGCGCTAAGTCCTTGATGTCCGACGGGCTTGACGGGGTAGCGGGGGTTACTTTACTCTTTTTTATATTTTTTAAAAATAAAAAATAAAGATAGAGGTAATACCCTGTTTGACCCCCGCAACCCCCGCAAGTGCGGATATCCTACCAAAAATGATATAAAAGGTGCCCTCCTATATAACAAAAAGTTATAAGGAGGAGGATGGTGCCGTACTTGTCGTATTTCTCAGACAGTGGGTCAAAACCCAAAAGTCTTTTCCTATACTTCTTGCCAACGTCCTCGCCCCACTTCATTTAACCACCTCATGCCCCATGTTGTCGGCCATTCCTTTGGCCCACTCCCTAAACTCTCGGCGGTTGTCTGCCGTCTGTTCGTCGGTTGGGTCCCACATAGCCTGAAACTGAAAGCCACCGAGCTCGTCGTAAAACTCGATCTTTTCTAGGTTTCCCTCTTTGTCCAATACGTCGGTTGGTATGACTCTCATTTATCCTCCTTGATTTTGTGAACGATGTCCGCCACCTTGTTGCCACGCTCTTCCCAACTGTCCTGCGTGCCGTAGTCGCCCCTGCTCATGCGCATACGCTCTTGCTCTCTGAACGCAGGCTCTACGGCTAGCCACGCCAAGAGTGCCTCTTTGTACTCAAGGTACTCGTCGTTTTGTACAAACAGGGGGTGGTTTAGCCCCACCACGTCGACGCATGACGAATAGTCGGAGAGAGGCACCCAACTGTAGTTTTTGTTTGGCTTGACTGTACCAAGCCCAACTCGGTCTCTTGCTTTTATAAAGCGTGTGTATACCCACTGTTGCTCTTTGTTTAGTTCAATCATCTAAGTACTCCTCAATAAACTTCTCTTGGTTAATGTAATCAAGCGAGATTGGCTCGCGTGAGATATACCCCTGCAACTGGTGCACCTTGGCCTCTGTGACATTCATAAGCGTGGCTATTTCGCTTACCTTGGGTTTGCGCCCCAGTACTTGGGATAGCGAGCGCTCGGTGTAGTTCAACTTCTTTACTTGCTCCATGATGTTGATTGGTAGCCGTATGATGTTTGCCGTGTTGTCTAGGTCACGCCGTACGCCCTTTTCAATAAACGTCTTGGCGTAGGTGGCAAAGCGTGCGTTGTTCTTTGGCACCCACCGGCGTCCTGCTGTCAGTAGTGCCTCGTTACCCATCGCCACCATGTCTTCCACCGGCACCTTGCCGTGATTCCACGCCGTCATTTTGCGCACTACGTAGACCACAAAGCGCAGGTTGTGCGTGATCAACTTCTCAAGCGCACGCTCATCGCCTGCCTGAATCTTCTTGGCGAGCTCGTGCTCCTCCTCCACTGTCAATGGCTCGATGCCATACAGTGATTGCAGGTAGTCACTTAGAATGTCGTTTTCTTTCAATGCGATCTCCCCATAGTGTTAAAATTACTGTGCCAATTGTTTTGTGTAGCATCATAATGACGCCCACCACAAACCACCCAAACGTGCCCAATGAAAATTCTTCCTGTAATACAGAAAAACATATCAATGCAATTAAAAACCCTATTGCTATCAAAATGGTGCCTCCCCTAGTATTAGGATTGCCTGTTGGTATAGATTGACTTTAGGAGTCTTTGGCAGGGGCGCCAAGCGTGTCCCGCAAGTAAGGTAGGGGGTAGCCTCCATCTTACTGGCAAACTTGCGTACGGCCCCGCCAAACTCGTCAATCAGAATGTACTTGTAATTGCTCATCTTGTTCTCTCTTCCATTCAATCCACACCTCGAGCAGGTTTCTCTCAGGGGGGCGTGGTCTAGTTAGTATGTCGTTGATAAACTTCTGCTGTTCGGCAGATTGGTAGTTCAGGTAAGCCATTGTTTGTAGTCCGTGCATTATTTTCTCTCCCTATTTGTTTATCTTAACCCAAAAGAACGAAATGCTCGGGTGCTTTTCTTGCAGGCTCTCGATTCGTTCCTCTGCTTTTTTCACTGTCTCGTACAGTCCAAAGGCAAAAATACTGCCCTCGGTACTGGCGCCAATCACTGTCAGTTTCATGCTACACCCCCAGTGCTTTGACAACAACTGCGTCGATTGCCTTGACCTCGGTAACCTGCTTAACGAACTCGTCGTTGCTGAGCTTGCGCACCAGTGTTGGACTGATCGTGGCACGATCGTAGTGTTGCACCTCGGCAAAGAACTTAGCGCCCTCGTAGGTGCCTACGCCACGCTTGATGAGCTCTGCTTTGAACTTGCGTGCTGTTGCCTCGAGCTCGTCGATTGCCTGCTTGACTGCGCCCAACTGGTCGACGATGTCGTCAGTGCGTGCAGGTACTGCTGTAAATGATGGTACGTTAATTGTGTTCATAATTCCTCCGTTAAAAATTTATTATACAGACTTTTTTATTTCTTTGCAAAGTATATCTCAATGTTCTTAGAGTCGGCGTTAACATACCCGCCAAACCCTTGCTCTACCATGTAGTCGTCTGCCTCGTCCTCGGTAGCAAACTCACGGGTGTCGTGCACTGCGTGGATCAGCGCCACCGGATAATAATCGTCGCCCTTTACAAAATCGCCAAACTCTAGGTT